AAACATCAGGTGAGTAGTTGACACCGTTGGCAAGTTTCCAAGAATCGCTCTCGGTGGCATCCGGTAGCTCAGCACTAATCTTTTCAAGGATGGAACCAAACTCCCAGGAGTCCATAAGAACAGACGGTACACCACCAGCATAAAGCCTTTCCTGGAATACAACCTTGCCGATATGGTTAACCAGCTTCTTGACATAAGTATCAATGCTATCAAGATCCCCGATAGCCTTACCAATGTCGACCACGTTGGAAAGATCCTCTGAAAGAACCGCAGTCTCCCCTAAAATCCCACTTGTCGCTTCATTTACGATTGAATAAATTTGTGTTACCTGCATAGTTTTGATCTCCTAATTCCTAATATATGTTTAAAGTTAAACTGTTCGCCACATCCCACATAATTTTATCAATGATACCATCTTTTGTAATATCATTCAATAAAATAAAATCATTTTTGGGGTCAAAAAATGTATCATTTACAACGTTTCTTTTATCCCCGGTTAAACCGTCAACGGTATTGGAACTAACCCCATCATTATCAACCATATCAGGAGAGTTGAACGCTGAAACTTTATTAATATCATCCTTGTTGATTGTTCTGTTTTCCTGGTTCGTGATAATGATGGTGCTCTCACGTCTCTTATTAACGTTTTCCTGAATACCCACCATTTCAATGTAGGCATACCATTTGTCACGATAAAACTTAACTAAAACGGCTGCTACTTTATCCATTTCCAAAGTGATATAAGGGGCCCACATTTCCCTCTCACCGTAACCAATTTTCAAGATGATATCAAGCAAACCATTTTCATCAAAGGGATCTGCCCCAGGAACGATAAAGGGGAACGGTTCTACCTGCCCTATCGCCCTGAAGATGCTTTGTTCCCCTATAAACTCGTTTAAATTCATTTCTTTACCTCCTTATCATCTTCAACGTCATCAGTTAAATGGTCGGGCCTACCCGGTTCGGGGTCGGTGCTGGCATCCTGTTTGCTTTCCGGTTCGGGGTCGGGGCTTCCGGTTTCCTGGTCAGCATCAGGGTCAATATCATCGGCAGGTAAGACGATAATTTCATCAGGGCCAGTATCAAGATTATCAGGTTCCCCATCAAGAAGAGGGTCGGCAGGTTCCCCAGGTTCCCCGTCATGTAATATGACAGGGCCCCCAGGTTCCCCGTTAACAGAGTTATCATTTATCTCTGTTTTTGTTGCATCGGTTTTCAAGTCGCTTTCCGATCTGGTTGCAGATGGTGTCAAGGACGGCGTTAATGATCTTGACAAAGAGTCTTTTGATGAAATCTCGCTGTATTCTGGTAATATCTCACCTCCTGGTAGGTTTATTGGTTCCCCGTTTAAACCGCTTTCCATTTCAATGTTTTTACGGTTCCAGATTGATCCATAATCAAGGACGATCTCACAACCATACTTTTCGTTAATTAGTTGAACCCCGTTGTGCCTGCAATCGTGCATATTATCTATGAACGGGTGCAATTCATCGCTTACAGCGTCAACCTCACCAGCCGTTAATCTTTCCCGCTTCATATTGAAGTTGGATTTAAGCCCTATCTCATTATTCAAACCTCCTTTTAGATACTGGTTAAATTCAATCAAGGCGGTGATTGAATTATTGTTGGTGGTTCCTGAATTGTGTATTTTTATTCCATCGAAAATAACCGTTTCACCGATAACCCCGATATCACCGCCTATTAATTTTTCAATAAATTTTTCCGCTGATTTTTTGGTTTTATCATCGGTGGCACTTAATAGGGTTTGCATCCTGGAGTTGTAACCCACCATCATCAGGTTGATATCATTTTCAACTATCATTGTGTTATATCGGTTGAATAGTGGTAGCAGCCCTAAGTAAAGGTCATCGTTTCTAAGCAAAACACCGTCATCATGGATGCTTAGGGTTGCATTGAAGTTTAGGGCCACGTTGTTAATGTTTATCGTTGTAGGGTTGCCGTAAACGTCTTGAACACCTCCCAGACCACCATTAAAAGCATATAGTTTCCCTTCAACCTCTGTTATAAAAGCAAAACCGTTTTTCTGTAAAAGTTTTTCAAGCTCAAACGCTGGTATTGTTTCCGGTAAATTCTGGTACTCAAACATTGTTAGTGTTTTAATCAAGGAATACTGATTGTACTGGTTCAAGTTCGCTTCTTTGTTTTTATGGTCGTACATTTTGACCTCCTATTGTTTTGAGCAAATTTTCAAAAAATTATTTATGGCATCCCCAACGTCATTGTTTTGATAAAAAATTCGGTCTGTTTTGTAGAACCATAAAACCCTTTCTTGTAGCTTGTTTATTGGTTTATATATGCTCCTATTATAATTCATTTCTGGACGGTAGTAAAGTGAATAAATCATATCATCCAAAGGATTTTTAATCTCGGTGGTTTTAGCATGGATATAGGTAAAAAACACATCATCAACGTTGACTATCTCACACTGGAATAGTGCATCGTTAAAGTCAATAAAATAGGTGAACATAATATCTTTTGGTTTGTATTTATAAGGCAGGTGAGGATAAACATCAAGTTCCCATGCCCCACCAGTTATCATTGATAGTTTAGGATTGTCAAAAGCAAAATATTTGTTGGTGTGTGTTTTGCTTTGCAAGGATGAACAATATTCAACGGCAACGGTTAGTTTTGAATTGCCATATCTATAAACGTCAATATCACCTTGATCCATTTTAAGGATATGCTTTAAACCCATTTCAGTAAAATAAGGGCAGTATTTGTTAACTGTGTTTCCAAGCATATAAATCTTTACATCATCACGTTTCCTGACTATTGTTGATACAGCATTCATAAATAGAACAAACTCATCAACTAAATATGTTTTGTTGGTTAGAAACTCATCGAATACTATTGTTTTAATACCTGGAAAGGATGTTGACTTATCATGCTCGGTGTCAGATAGGGCAAAGGAGAAAGCTATAATATCGTTGTCGTTATATACTGGCTTGCCTTTGTCGGTATAAGTACAAAGATAGAACTTACCTGCCCAATAATGAACCCCTGTAAACTCCCCTTTGGTGGCCTTCTCTACAACGCAAGCCTCATTGATACCTGCAAACAACCTTGAAGCTCTCCTGCCTGTTATATCCTCCTTCCATCGCCTAACATACCCGGCTTGTGATCCATCTTTTACATAGTCAAGAACCGTTTTCCTTAACATGGCAAAAGTTTTCCCGTTGGATCTCTCACCAAACACCACGTTATAGGTTGCGTTCTTTTTATCAATCTTTGTTGTGCTATAGTATTTCATTGGTAAGTAGCTCCTTTATAAATATATCCGGTTGATAGTTTAGACATGAAGTCTTTATATTGTTGTGCGATTGATAAAGTAAAATCACATTTCCCCAGGTGAACCCCTGTTAATGGATTTACAGTTGCTTCTTTCCCGGTGTGATCTGTTATCTTAAATTTCATTTCATCATCAATGTATGTGTGCGTCATCTTTCCCGTGTTGTCGGCAGGGATATATAATTCATCGGTGAACATATCAAACACTTTGTTGATATCCCCATCACATTTATCAAACATATAATCTTTCCCGTTTTGCTTGCTTAACCCGGCAACCGTTATTTTCAGTTTTCCTTTATCTTCATAGATATATCGTTTAGCTCCCAGGGTTTTAAATTTTGGATACTTACCTTCAAAATCCCATACCCCTAACATTTTGGTTTTACCGTCTTGTGTTTTTGGTGATAACAGATCCTTATCAAATTTGTAGTAATCACACATCAATCTCATCTTATCAACTATTTGTTGGTTGTACCATTGGATATAGGGCAGGTGGTCATCATAGTTGAACAGTTTTAGGCTATCGGTATCACTGTAAATGTAGTCATCGCCAACTGCTATTATTCCTAACCATAGGTTGCGTCTGGCATACGCTGTAACCCATAGACCCCAAGCATAATAAAGGAAACGTGTTTTTGACTCGTTATAATTGTTTATTTCATCCTGGACGTTGACAGGTTCAACCTCCCATTTATCCGTATAGATTGAATTGTCTTTAACGATATCAGTAACACTCATTCCATAGATGGAGTTAAGCATCCCTTTTGACAGCATATATTCAACTTCACTACCCTTTACATCTTTCAGAATCGTTTTATCCTGGTACAGATCCAGAATTGATTTAATGATGCTTTTAGGCAGGTAGTTTTTACGGGCTATTCTAACGTTGGATAATGAAATGGTCTCCCAGGAATAAACTTTTTCCATTATAGTAAAGTCAACGTCTGTTATGGTTGTAGTTAATTCAGCAGCCTGTACTACTCGGCCGTTGTTGATAATCGGTTTTAATATTGTAATACACTTACTTTCACTTAGGTAGGTTTCCTGTTTTATCTTACATTTTACCCCTGTTAGTTTCAAGTCAAACACCATAGCATATAACGCCCTGCAACGGTCAAAGGCATCCATATCAGGGATATCAACCTCCTTGAACCTGGACATGGGGAACTGTTCTGCAACCATCACCGTTGGGTAGGATGAAGTAAAATCAATAGATGATACGTCTTTCAATAGCTTTCCAGAATAGTTGGCGTTGGCGTGTGTAAAGCCTCCCATAAACGCCCTTTTTAGTTGCTTATAGGTGTCAACGTCAAGGGTCAGATCCTTCATGATGTTTCTATACTTATAATATTTTGACTTGCTACTTTTGCGGTGGTTCTTGCTTGTGTAATAACATTCATTCCTAACGTATGCTCGTACACGCCCTGTGTTGGTCATGGGGATCTTGGATATATCTTTATACTGTATCATCTGTTCTTGTATGTAAGCGGTTATGACATCCACATCATTCTTACAATATCCCATTTCAAGGGCTGTTAAGGGTGTTTCATGGTGTCTGGTAAGTGAATAGTCAAGATCCCCTACCATCTTATTGACTTTGTGATTGACCATGTTTTTGGCGGTGTTGGCAAGACTAAAACCAGATAGTATATAAGAACATCTAAATTCAATCCCCAGGGTACAAAATGCTTTTATCGGTTTGCGTTCTGCAACGGCAAAAACTTCTTGCCAATCAAAATGTTTTCGCATGAATTGAAACTCGTATCCCAGGTTATGAACATAAACAACTAACCGTTTCCCCGGCGAAAGCTCAAGAACAGATTGTAAACGCTTGCAAACCTTCTTGAAGTCACCCCAGGTTCGACCATAGTAAACATCCTGACCATCCCCTATACCCAACATCCATATATACATAAAAGCTGATTTTGACCCATCCACGGTGATACTGGACGTTTCTATATCAAACCCACAAGGTAAATTAATATAACAAACATTGACATCATGAACCTTTTTCCTGGTCTTGATGGTGTCAAAACTGTTCGCTTGAAAAGCGTTATCTATATCGGTATGTGGTTTTATGATAGACTCCTATTTTAACAAATGCCATTCAAAGGACATATCAATTTCGTTTATCCTTTCCTGGTATGGATTTTCGTAGGCCATTATTGCCTTTGTAACCTCTTCAAGCATCGAGTCTATCTTCGCTTCACTATCGGCAAGATCCACTTTAGCAGTGGTGGTGTAAACGTTTATAACCTCCCATATTTGTTGGTAACCAATAGCAGACGCCATATCTTCAACCGTCCGCAGATATTGTTCTACCTTGCTTGCCAACTCGAAAAATTTAGCTGATTTTTTACGCAATTCTTTTAGGCTATTGTACTTGATCCCGGTGTTTTCAGCCATCTCTTTTAAGGTGTTGTTAATACCCCTTATAGTGGTGTTGGAATTAATGAAGCGGTTGACCCTGGCAAGCTCCGCTTGAACCTCATTATAGGTCTTGCCTTTAATCGAAAACTTACCACCACCCTCCATATATTTCTTGTACGCCGGGGAGTCTTGTAGCTGGTTTCCTTCCATCCTTTGTACCCGTTTGTTGGCCATACTAATCTTTTTACTAACTTCAATCCGGAACTCTTTTATACGTTTAGCAGACTCCCATTTTGAAGCGTCAACCGTATAATCCCCACCATCAGGATGAAAAAAATTTGCCTTGATATTTTCATCTTCTTTTGCCATAATCAAAACCTCCATGTTACAGTGAATATTACGATTTAAACATGATATATTTAAACGTGTATAAATGCAACTAAAAAAAGCAAAAATATTAAAATAATTTCTGGCATGGTTCTTGTACGGTGAAAAATGGTGTTGATTTTTTGTGTTAAAATTTGCGTCATAGATTTGACGGTTTGAAATGGTTATGATTTGCACGTCATGTTTTTGACGGTTTAAATATCGTACAGAAAACGGTTACGATTTCGTAACGTCGGCGATTTTTATGTTGGCATGATTCCTG